CCGCCTATGAGTACGACGACAGCGGCCTGCCGCTGGGCCACGGCGAAAAAAGCCTGTTCCTGCTGCAACGCCTTGGCATGGAACTGACCGACCAGGAAGCGGCGGCAATCCGCTGGCACATGGGCGCATACCGCGACCATGACTGCTATAACGAAATGGGCAAGGCATTTGAACGTTACGCGCTGGCCTTGTTCCTGCACCTGGCCGACATGACGGCAATGTACTGGTGGGAATCGTGAGGGCGGCGCAATGGATAACTGTATTTTGTTGAGTATCCGCAAGAACTGGGCGGCGGCGATCCTGTCCGGCGAAAAGAAGCTGGAAATTCGGAAATGTGCGCCCAGTTACAACCCCAACACAGAAAAACGCGCAGAATATCCCCTGCGCGTTGTCATGTATGAGACCAAAGCCCACGGCGGCGCGGGGGCTGTTGTCGGCTTCTTCGACTGCCCCGGCTACATCGGAACCGCAGATCCAGCCGACGAAACGATGGCGAAGCTGTCCGGCCTGTCCGTCGAACAGCTGGAAGAATATCGCGACGGCGGCTGGCTGTACTGCTTGAAGGTGCAGAACCCCCGGCGGCTGCCGGAGCCTGTACCGCTGGAAGCCCTGCACCTGGACTAC